GACCGCACTTTTACAGGATTCTATTATGACGATTAAATCATTACGCTTTTTAGATTTCTTCCGTGAATTTATTACTTTTTCTGTCGTTTTGGGTATCTTTATTTTTGGCAATTCTGCGGCAATCACTACCTTACTTTGGTTTCTTTGTTTAGTTTCATTCTTAGCATTCGTTGCTGCGGGCATCAATGCTCCCGAACAAAAAATCAAATACACCCAAAATAAAACAAAATTCGAGAATATCTCTCTCTTAGCTTTATGCCTTATTCTCGTCTACTTCGGACATTGGTTTATTGCAACACTTTTTTTTATTTCTTGTTTTTTGTTTAACTCCACTTGTCTTGATAAAGACAAAAAGGACAATTAAATGTTCCAAAACTCCGCCCTTGCTGCCCTTGGCGTGTTTGTATTTACCCGTCAAACCGTGCCTTTTCAGAGTTTAGACCGTCAATCATCGTGGAGACATCCCACCAATTCCGTTGTGGGGCAAATGCCGAAAACTCAATTTACCGGCAAAGATTCTGAAACCGTCACTATCAGCGGTCGATTAATCCCTGAAATCACGGGCGGTACATTAAGCCTTGCCATGTTGGAATTAATGGCGGAAAGCGGTGCAGCGTTTCCGTTGATTGAAGGGGCGAATTTTATGTTAATGGGATTCTTTGTGATTGAATCTATCCAAGAAACCCGCACAGAGCTGTTTGGCGATGGAACGGCACGTGCTATTGATTTTACCCTCAATTTAAAACGCACGGACGACCCGCTTTTGATTGAGCTTGCACAAAATGTGATGGGAGCATTTTAATGTTTGAGTTTGCCACCAATCACCGCACACCTCAATTTTCTGTTGTTGTGATCACGCAAGATAAACAGAAAAACGACATCACCCAAACTGTTGCCGACCGTTTAATGAGTATGCAAATTGAGGACAATCGAGGTTTTGAGGCGGATATGCTCGATTTGCAACTTTCCGACCATGACGGCAAACTCGCCCTTCCCCCTCGCAACGCCACAATTCAAGTAGCGATAGGTTGGCAAGGCGAGCCACTCATAGACAAGGGAAAATATTTAGTTGATGAAGTGCAGTTTTCCGGATCGCCCGATACCCTCACAATTCGGGCAAGGGCGGCTGATTTAAAAGGCAGTCTAAGCGAGCAAAAAGAGCGGTCATTTCATAACATAAAATTAGGGGCGTTGATTGAACAAATCGCCAAAGAAAACAAATTGGAAAGCCAATGCGCCAAAGAATATGCCGAACAAACTCTTTCGCATATTGACCAAACCAATGAAAGCGACATTAATCTACTGACCCGCCTTGCCGAAGATTATGGCGCAATGGCAACCGTGAAAAATGGTGTGTTGCTGTTTATGCCCTTGGGCACAGCCAAAACAGCCACAGGCAAACCTATTCCTGCAGTACAAATTACTAAATCGGAAGGCGACAGCTACAATTTCAGTATTGCGGAAAGCGACAATTACAAAGCCGTGCGTGCCTATTGGCACAATACAGACACCGGCAAACGGGGCGAAATTACCGTTGATGCCAACACCAAGATTGTGAAAAAACAGCGTATGACAAAAGGCAGAACTCTGAAAAACGGTACAGTGAAAGGCAGCCGTTTGAGCAAACGGAAATACAACACCGTAGAACAGCAAGAACCGGTAACAAGCAATAGCGATCAAATCAAAACCCTACGCCACACTTACGCCACGGAAGCCTCCGCAATCAATGCGGCAAAATCAGCTTTTGACAAACTCAAGCGTGGTGTCGCAAGTTTTAGCATCACCCTTGCCTACGGCATACCGGATTTAATGCCGGAAACCCCAGTACAACTATCGGGCTTTAAACAGGAAATTGATGGGTCGGATTGGTTGATTACTAAGGTTTCGCACAGTATTTCAGACGGCGGCTATACTTCGCAGGTGGAGTGTGAGTTGAAGGTTGAAGAAATAGATACAATAATAATAAAAAAATAATCCCTCACAGTTAAAGGGATTATTTGATCTAGTAATATTACGCCTTATTTACAATATACGCTTGATCTTTGTGTGTAAGTTGTTGTGGAAACGCAGGTGATAAAACCCCTTCATCAACTAATACTGAAATGTGACGACCTAAAGCAGATACACTCATTCCTAACAAATCTGCTAACGCCACCTTAGATACATACTGCTCATTGCAAAGTTCAAGTAATAAAATTTTTACTTTTTCCGGTCTTTTTTTTCGTAATACATAAAATTCATTAGGGATTTTTGAACGCAATTTTTGTAAATAAATAGGATCTAATTGAGCTGTATTATCAATAACCTTACCTAAATTACCAATAATTCTCCCTTCTTCATCTCTAAATACAAGTTTAGTTTGTTTTGATTCTGCACCTGATACGTTAGCTTGTGCGTTAGCTTGTGCGTTAGCTTGTGCGTTAGCTTGTGCGTTAGCTTGTGCGTTAGCTTGTGCGTTAGCTTGTGCGTTAGCTTGTGCGTTAGCTTGTGCGTTAGCTTGTACATTAATATCTTCAGAACTATAAACATCAGAGATATCAATATTATCTGACCAAGGTAAGATATAATACTTTTTACGTTGTTTCCCTTTACCAATTAGAAAACCTTTCTTATCTAGTTGTGGTAATGCAAGAGATATATCTCGAGCTGTGAAACTATTACCCATATTTTCTGCAAGTAAGGTATGGTTGATCCAACCATCATTAAGTGCTGCATAAATTAAAATATTTTTATGTAATGTCTTTTCTTGAGAAAAAATTTCTCCAAAATAATTTTGTAACTTTCGTATCGCTAAAAGTGTTGCTCCATCTTGTAATGTTAAAATAAGTTTTGTTGATGAATGATCGGTTGATAAATTCGGTTTGGTGAGTAATTCTCTCGCCCAGTTTGTAAAAATTTTCTCAACGCCCTTTCCTTGCCGTTCACATAAACCTATTGTCCTAAAAATATTATGAATAAAGGAATTACGACAAGTTGACTTTAACCCGTGAATCGCCTCATCTATGCTAACAAGCATCGCTCCAGGGTTTTCAAAAGTGAGTTGATTTGATGTTTTAATAATTTTGAGTGCTATTTCTTCGTTAAAATAATCAGCATGAGTGAAAGCATTTACAATAGCCTCACGAAGAGCTTCAGTAATTTCGTTCTCTTCTGTCCTTGTTAAGTTATTCAATTTAAAATGACTATTTTTAGTAACATCAAATAGCAACGATGAAATTTTCAAATAAAATTCGAAAAGGTTTCCCTCTTCTAAATCATCACAAGTGAATCGTACCGAATAACGCTCATCATCTTGAATATCTTGATAATCTAAAAAATAATGGGGTAATTTTTGACGGATAATATGGAGTTGACCAAACATTAAGAGCCCCGCATAAGTGAGCCCCTCCTCCCTTGTTTCAATATCTTTTGAATAAGCATTAATTTTCTTTAAAAAAGACAAATCATCAAGCACTAAATGAGGATGTGTGGGATTAATAGTTCTTAGGTATCGTCTATATTTTTCTAGGGTTAATAAATTGATTTCATCTACCCCTGTATGAGGAATAATCTTACTATCTCGATTATTTTTTGTGTAACTTGATAATAAACCTTTTAGTTCATTTGGGGATAATTTATGATCGCCTGTATTTAAACGAATATAAGATAAACGTATATCTTTATTTAAATGAACAGGAATATTACTGTTATCTGCTTTTTTAACTTTTATTGCAATAATACGTAAAGAATTCACGGGGATAACTTTAACATCATCATTTGATAAATTACAGATGCTAATCTTTTCCCCTCCTCTCATTTGACTAAACATATCATCGATGATTTTATCTGGTTCATTTACACCTGAAATAGAAAATCGTTTATTTAGTTCAGAAATTCCGAGAAGGATAATACCTCCCTGTGTGTTTGAAAAAGCACTATAAGTCAACCAAAAATCTTTAGGCAATTTATTTTCTGCTTTTTTACATTCAAAATCGCTTTTTTCTTGCAAATACTGCAAATCATTAATGATTTCAATTAAATTATCCCAATAAGAATGAATATTAGTCATTCAAATTATCCTTTTCTTATAAATCTCTCGGATTAATCGGTAGCAAGCAAATAAACAATAAACAGCCACCGTATTAAATAGTCTTTCCATAATGTTGAAAGAACTATAATCAAATCATCACAACACCTTCGCTTTCAACTCCACCGCTCGAATAAACTTACCGATAATCACGGCGGTGTTAAATAGTTCATCTGTAATATCAAATGGGGGGTAAAGCGGATTGTCGCTTAAGGCCCTAAAGATACCGGTTGGCAAACGTTGTAGACGTTTGATATAGAGTTCGCCATTAAGATTAAAGGCATAAACGCCATCGCCTACATATTCATTGATTTTGGTATCAATAAACACTAAATCATCGGGCATAATAGTCGGCATCATACTGTCGGTTGGGACATTAAAAAGATAAACATCTTTTGTGGTTACACGGCCCAATAAACGTTGCACGCCTTCCTCTGTGAAATAAAGGCGGGATAATACTTCAGGATAATCGCTATTAATCATACCTGTTGAGTTTGCCGCCAATCGCACATCTAATAAATCGACCCGTAAATCATGCTGTTCATCTCGCTCTTCGGTATAAAGTGAAGTGATCATTTTATCGTTAGGTTCAGGCTCCCCTTCCCCATTTTCTAACCAATTCAAACTGACACCATATTTTTGAGAAAAAATAATTAGTTTGTCTTTCGGAACTCCCCTGTTTTTATATGCTGAAATAGAGCTTTTCTGAACTCCGAGTAAAACTGCAAGCTCTGTGTCAGTGGTACTTTGAGAAATTTCTTTCATTCGCTCAATCACATCTAAATAAGATTTTTTCATTTATTCTCCTAAAAAAGGTTGCGATGTTTACATTTGTAAATTACACTATTCACAAATGTAAACAAACAAAGGGGCACTATGGCTACTTTTGAAATTCAAGGAGACGTTGTAGTGAACGTACATATTCACGTCCATTTGCATCTTCAGGCGGAAGTTCAGACAGAATCTGATCATATCGAGCGTGCCATTGCGCAAGAAATGGCGAAAATGAATCTACGCCGCTCATCGCTTCGCGTGTCTTTAAATGATAAAGAATGACCTGCTGTAATTCGCCTTGCAGGGAAAGCAATTCGGAAAGTAGATTTTGCCGTTCAATTCCTTTTTGCATTTGAGCTTCAAGTTTTGAAAGGCGTTCTTCTACGGAAAATGCGGTCATAAAGGCTCCTGATTTGGGAAAATTTTAGCAAGTATAACAAAGTAAACAAAAACAACAAGGAAAGAAAATGGCAAAAACAGAAAAGAAACGTGAACTGAAAACCGAAATTATCGCTTTTCGGGTAACGGCGAGCTTTAAAGCCAAATTGCAAGCCTTGGCGGAGGCGGAGAAACGTAATTTGCCGGATTTTATTCGGTTGAAATTGGAAGAATGTATTCATTAATCAATTGAGTTTTGAGCTGATTGGACAACAATTTATGAAGGTTTAAAACAGGTTTTTGAGGGAGAAATGGGTGATGAGTAAGGAAGAAAAATGCCCTGCGGGAACAGGGAAAATATTAGAGGTTAACCACGAGGCGAGAGGTCGATTTCTGTTACCTCAAACAATGGAGAAGCTCTATATAGGCGGTAAATTTCACGATACGTCTGATGTTGTTGATGTGATTCTAGGACTTCACGGACTTTCAGTAGATATGCTTCTAAATTGCGTAGTGATTCCGAGTACTTCGGAATACCGTGAGAAGCAAGCATCAATAATGCGTTTCTTGGCAGATCGGGATTCTGATTCGCTTGATGAACGAAGAACAAAAGGCTACTTGCGAAGAGAACTTGACCTGCTGTTGTGGGGGTTGAATCCTCAAGCAAAATGTGAAGCAAACTATAAAGCGGGTCAGTATTCAAAATGGGATTATTTTTCATTGTGATTCTTTTGAGTCGTTCGGTGGAATCAGTATAGCAGAAGAAGAAAAAAGGTGTGAATGAATGTAGATCATAAATGTACGAACTGCGGAAGCAATAATATTCGGGTTCGGACTTCTGAAAAAATCGGGTTGTTGGTGATTGACGCTCTTGCTTATTGCAACAATTGTGGGACTGAATTGAGGGTGACAAGTCAAATCACCCGAGTGAGAACCCCAACTTATAACGAACGCCCTGAGGCGTTGATGGCGAATAAGCCGTTAAAACAGATTGATGAACGCCAGTTAGAAATCGCCACCGATTAATCTTTAATTTTCCCTTTAATTTTTAACCCTTGTCGTTTGATGAAAATCAACCGACAGGATTTTTGCAACCTAAATTTGGGAGTTTGAGCAAATGATAAGCAAAAAATATACCTATGACAGCCGCATTACCCGTAAACGTGAGCGGGTAAATGTGTGGCTATTAAATAAAACCGTGAAGGCATTGGAACAGAAAGTGAAGGTGTTGGAACGCCATGTGGCACACCAAGTTGGGTTAAACGCCCAACAGGTTTTGTTGAATGAATCGTTGAACGACCGTGTGGCGGAATTGTAAAAAGCGAAATGGCGCAACCCTGTGAAACGTTGGTTTAAGAAGTGGGTTGATTTCGTCACAGGGAAATAAACAAAGGGGTGTGCGGTGTACGTTTTAGAAACAGAAAGTGCAGCAGAAAAATATTGTAAAGAACATCAAGTAGCTGTGCCAAAAATCAGCAGTATTGATGATTCCTTGCATTATTTGGGGGAAAGCCGTTTTCGTGTTGAGCGGAGTTTTGACCGTTTGCAACAAGGTTTTCGTGAATTTCTGCTGACTATCGCCGAAGTGGATTTAAGCGACTTAAGAAGCCGTCATCACACGGGGTTCAAACTACACCACTACACCGAGCAAGGGCAGCGCAAGATAGCCCGTGCTTTTCGCAAAGTGCGGTTACTTTCACAAGCATTTCCGGAAAGTATTACAGAGCGGGAATTTTTACAAATCGACAAACGAGGTGAATAAATGGCAACCATTATTTTAAGTCGTGGCGCTCTCGCCTTTGCCGCCAAAGATTTATACAAAAAAATGGACGAGGCTCAAGAAAAGCTGTTTGCCTACTTTTACCACTTGGACAAAGGCGATGATGAATCCGCCAATGTCGCCTTTCAAGAATTTTTAGATAAAGGCGATGAAGCGGCAAAAGCACGGCGGGAATTGTTAAAAAAACGGGCAGATTGGGCAATGTGGAGGGCGAATAGAAAATGATTGATGTGATTGTGGGATTGATTGTGGCGGTGTTGGGCTTAATGATTTTGGCTGCGGTGTTGAGTGTAGTGTTGGGATTGTTAGCGGATTGGCTTAGTCAATATTTTTAGGAGGAGAAATGGCTGAAACAAATATTTGTATCGCATTAGATTGCGGGGCGACGTTAGAGATTATGCCGATTGGCGCACGTTTTCAAGTATTGGAAATTTTGGGCGATCAGGATAGTTGGCATGGCAAACAAAAAAACACGGGCGATTGGTGGTTTGCATAGCACGGTTTGGGGAGCGATTGAAGAAGTCCGCCGTTATGACTTGGCGCAATATGAAGTGTTGAGTTTGGAAGATTTGCTCAGTGCGGTGAATTCGACCAACGCCAAAATTAAAGAATACTTTGAATTGCATAGTGAATATTTAGCCAATACGGCGATGCAATAAGGCTTTATGATGAACTGGGTAGCAGAACGTGATCTCAATCTTGCCAAGCGTGAACAAGCGATGGCAGAAGCACGAGCCTTGATGATGAAAAGTGCGGTCAAAATCAACCGCACTTTAGACAATACACCGGCAACAAGCGCACAAATGGCGTTGTTTTCTGCTGCGCCCCATCAATTTGATTATGTTGAAAAACTGCTTTCTGTTCTGCCTCGCAAACGCCAACGGGAGCATTTCCGTAATGTTTGGTTACGTGCATTTGATTCTGTTGCTGATGATGGTTCTATCGCCTTTCAATTCGGCACTAAACAATCAGCTTATGCCAATAGTTATTTGCGTGAGATTTTAACTAAGCGATTAAAGGCGGTTTTTCAACATTATCACATTAGCCTTGATTGGCTTGCGGAACGAGATACTTACTCCCGTGCGGTGGTCCTTTCCAAAGGTAAACATATTCCACAGTTGCCATTTTATTTGTTAAGCGAACACCAGTTAAAAGAAATGGCATACAAACTGGCTTTGTTGTTTTCCCGTTTGCAATCGGATTTTGTCAATGAACAAGCAGAACGCAAAGCAAAAGGTGAAATCACCGTTGATGATTTTGATGATCTTGTGCATGAGATGTATCGCTTATGCGGTAAAACCTGTGCGGATATTGGTTTTCCGTTTAAGCACTGGCACGCCTTTCTTGATAATCCTTTTCTAGATGTGAACAAAATTGACAGCGATTTGAAAAAATCCGTCTGTGAAAAACATTGGTTACGACAGTTAAAAACGGCACAAAAACGATTAAAAGAACACGTTGAAATTGGTTGCGGTGCGGTTTCGGCAAAAGTCAGCCCCTATGTTTCGCAAAGTGCGTTGAGTGATTACCGTGTACAACGTGCGGAAACCATGGAATTTCTTGAACAGATGGTACTTGAGAACCTTGAAGATGCAACGGAACAAATGCCATTGATTGATATGTGGAAACGTTCTACGGGCAATCCCGCCATTCGTTTTAACGAGATGATGAACCGCTTGCGAGGCATTGATGAATGGGCGGTGGAAAATGACTATGTTTCGTTATTTTTAACCTTGACTGCGCCCTCTTCTTTCCATGCTACACATCACAATGGAACAAATAATAAAAACTGGCAAGGTTCAAGCCCACGGGACACTCAACGTTATTTAAACAAAGTGTGGGCGCAATTGCGTGCGCAATTTGCTAAACGGGATATTGGCTTTTTCGGTTTTCGTGGTGTAGAGCCACACCATGATGGCACACCACATTGGCATTTATTGATTTATGTTGCACCGGAACACAAAGAAACGGTGATTGCGCTTTTCAAGAAAAAAGCCTTAGAGCTTGATGGCGATGAATTTGGGGCGAAAAAACACCGTTGTAAGGTGGATGAAATCGACCCTGAAAAGGGTTCTGCCATTGGCTACATTGCGAAATATATCGCCAAAAATATCTATGCCGGCAAACAGGCAAATGAAAAATCAGATGAAGTGGAAGATTTAACCTTGCGTGAAAACGTGGTGCGTGTGAGTGCTTGGGCGAATCTTTGGGGTATTCGTCAGTTTCAGTTTTACGGCACGCCGCCCATTTCAACGTGGCGTGAGTTGCGCAAGATTGATGACGCAATGGCATCTTATGCCGATGATGAGGTGTTAGACACCGGACGTGCTGTGGCTGATGTGGGTTGTTTTGGCAGTTATTTGAATGTGCAAGGTGGTGCGATGGTGAAACGTTGCGATCAGCCGATTTGCATTAGATATGAAGAGACCGAGCCGAATAAATACGGCGAAACAAGAAAGAAAATTGTGGGGGTGACAAACAGATTTAGTTTAAAAACCATTATCACCAAAGTGAAAAATTGGGTGATTAAGAAAGGCGGTGTGAGTTCCATATCTGCCAATTCGGAGACCACCGAAACCAACAAGGCGCAGAGCGCCGCTTGGACTTGTGTCAGTAACTGTAACCGTTCAAAAATTGAACATAAAGCCAATCAATTGATGTTGCCTATCGGTTTTCCGCTAAAACCACGTCAAATTGATATGTTGATGAAATATGGAAGGTTACGGCTTAATGACTATCGGTGGATTTGTTGTGAAAACGACCACGTTTTCATTGAAGAAGTAAAAATTCCTTTGGCTCAAGCCTTTGGTTGGGGTGAGAGTTTGGGGGATTTTAGGGTTGGTTAGGTAAAAAGAGGTGATTTATGGGCATTTATTCAGAATCAGTAGAAATGGCTAAACATCAATGTGGTCAAAAATTCCATAGTTTCTGTGAATATGTGACTTATTGGCATGGTAAGGAATACTGGGAAAATGAGGACGATCCAATTGTTGTTGGATTAAGACTTGTTTTTGGTCAATATTTGAAAAAGGGAGCTTATAGAAAAGGTATTCCTATTTGGGATTATGCACAATGTCTAAGTACTGATTTTTCTTGGGGACGGTTAAAACCAGCAAGAGTAAGCGGATATCTCCCACCATATAGTCGAAGAATGGCTAAAAAATACGGTGTAGAAAAAGGATGTGGCGGAACAGGTGGAGATGGTAGCACTTATAGATTTGAATAAGAAATTAACAAAGCAGCAAGCATATATAGCAATCGCTAATACCATTCGAGGTGAAAATATGGTTTACCATCGAAAAACGCAAGTAATATGGCGGTATATGAAAAAAAATAAAGCTATTGCTAATCCATGCTCTCGGAATGAGTTAGAAAGAAGAATCATTAATGAAATCAGAACCTTTTATAAACCTGAATTTCCTAATGGCTTTAATTATGATGAAATTGCAAAAATATTCAATATGGTTGTTAAATCACTACCAGAAGTTGAAATTAATATAGTAAAAGGAAAAATAATTGAGGGGGATTTGTGATGGTAACAAATGAACAAGTAATGGAAAAATTAGTGGAGCTTGAGGGCTTGTTAGCCCGTCAAGCTATCCATGAAAATAGTAAGGAATTGTGGGATATTAATCAGGTGGCTGAATATTTTGGTTATACAGTCAGACATATGCGTGAAGTGGTCGCTGATCCGTTTTTCCCTCGTCCGGTTCAAGTTCCGTCACAACGTGACTTAAATCAGCCCACAAACCAAGTGCGTTATTTTGTTGGCGAAGTGGTGCAATATGCGAAACATCGCCAACAACGAAGAAAGACGTTTTAGCCTAGCAACTTCACAACGTCTTCCATTTTCGGGGCATAGTAGGTATTAAGTAAAATCTTGATGTCTCTATGCCCTGAAATTTTTGCCAAAGTCATCACATCCACTTTTTCAGATAAGCGGCTCAATGCTTCGCGGCGTGTGTCGTGAAAATGTAAATCTGCCTCTGCAAGCCCGGCTCTTTCTTTCAATATTCTGAAATTCGCATCAAGTGATCTTGTATTTAATTGAAAGATTAAATCACAATCTTGCGTTTTTATTAGTGCAAGATGTTTAATAATTTCTACGGCTTTAGAAGATAGCGGCACATTGCGAGGATGACCATTTTTACTTGTAGGGATATGTAAAATTCGATTTTGTGCATTTAAGTGTTCCCATTTTGCACCACAAATTTCACCGGCACGCATCGCGGTTTCAATGGCAAAAAGCATTGCCGCTGCAGCTCTGCTTTGTTTGGTTATGGGGGCGTGCGATAAATTATAACCAGAAACAAACACAAGCCGTTCAATTTCTTGATCCGAGTAACGGCGTGAGCGTTCTTTTGGTGTTTTGGGTTTTCGCACATTTTTAAGCGGATTTTCTTTTAAAAATTTCCATTCGCCACAGGACATTGTCATGATATGCGATAGCGTGTTCCATTCCCTTAAAACACTGGCGGCACTAACTTTTGCTAATCTTTCATCACGCCATAAAATGAAGTCATTTTCTGATAAATCTTGTAATAATACTCTGCCTAGCGGCATATCCATCAGGCGAATAAGGCGTAATCGTTCTTCGCGATAGCTTTTTTTATGTCGGCTCACTTCTTTGATGTATTTGTCGATAACTTCGGCAAACGTCATATAGGGAATGCCTGTGTTGTAGCTACCGTTTTTTATTTTTGTTTCAATTTCATCTGCCCACGCGATAGCTTCTGCTTTGGTGCGGAATTGTTCTGACTTTGACACGCCTTTTCGGCGAATTTGTACTCGCCATTTTCTATTTCTTTTTGTTATTGATGCCAT